TATCCATCTAGCTGCTTATGCTGGAGTCCGACATTCTTTAAGTGAACCACAAACATACATTGATAATAATATTACTGGAACACAAAATCTTATTAATGCTTGTGAAAAAGCAGGTGTTCAGCATGTAATATATGCTTCAACTTCTTGTACTATGGCGGGTAATGAACTACCATGGAATGAAGATGAGAAAACTGGTTATCAATTGAACCCATATGGTTATTCTAAATCAGCTAATGAAAACCAGATGATGTCCAGTAAAATTAACTTTACAACTGGTCTTCGGTTCTTTACTGTTTACGGACCATGGGGTCGCCCAGATATGGCTCTATTCGACTTTACAAAAGATATTATTGCAGGTACACCAATCAAGCTATTTAACTATGGCGATATGGTTCGTGACTTTACTTATGTAGATGATATTGTACAAGGCGTTGGTCTAGTTCTAAAAGATAGTTTTGATCGTGCTCATCCAGTCGGTCACATCGGTGAAAATGGTTTTGGCGAGATATATAATATTGGTTACGGAGACCAAGTCAAGCTAGTTGATTTTGTAACTGAGATTGAAACTAATCTTGGTCGTGTAGCACAACGCGAGTTAGTAGAAATGCACCCAGCCGATACACGTGAAACTTGGTCCGATACAACTAAAATTCGGAAACTAGGTTACAATCCTACTACATCTATTGAAGATGGAGTGGCTAATTTTATAGAATGGTATAAAGGATATTATAATGTCAACTGATGCAGCAACACAACTTATGACTGAAGCCGCTAAGTTTCATGGAATTACATATGCACAACTTCGTCATCGGATTACATCTGGTGGTGAAAGCCTTATGCAACCATATTATGAAAGCAAAAGCTGGAAAGATTTGTATAAAGTAGCAGAGCAATGCGAGTAGGTATTACAGCCTCAACCTTTGATCTGCTTCATGCTGGTCACATTGCTATGCTTCGTGAAGCTAAGGACCAGTGTGATCACTTAATCTGTGCACTACAGATTGATCCTACAATTGATAGGGAAGAAAAGAATAAACCTATTCAGACTGTAGTTGAAAGATATACTCAGCTGGCCGCGGTAAGATATGTAAATGAAGTCATTGTATATTCTACCGAACAAGACTTACTAGACATTTTACAAATGTATCCGATTAATGTACGGATCTTAGGAGACGAATACAAGTTAAAAGAATTTACAGGAAAAAATGAATGCCGTAAACTCGGCATTGAATTGCATTTTAATAGCAGAAATCATAGGTTCTCAACATCTGATTTGAGAGAACGTGTCTGCAACGAGAGGAAAAAGACCAAATGAGTTCCATTATGGATAAACTCCAGAAGAATACTAAGTTGAAAAATACTGAAATTCTATCTGAGTCCAAATTTTTTAATGAAAAAGATATGACTACAACTTCTGTGCCGATGGTCAATGTAGCACTATCGGGATCAATGGACGGTGGATTATCCCCAGGACTAACAGTACTTGCTGGTCCATCTAAACACTTTAAAACTTCATTTGCTTTACTTATGGCAGGTGCTTATCTGGATAAACATCCGAATGCAGTAATGTTGTTTTACGACTCAGAGTTTGGCTCACCACAATCTTACTTTAAACAATTTGGTATTGATACATCACGTGTACTTCATACACCAATTACTAATGTAGAAGAACTAAAATTTGACGTAGTAAATCAACTTGAAGGTCTTGACCGAAAAGATGAAGTGATTATTGTTATTGACTCAATCGGTAATCTTGCTTCAAAGAAAGAACTTGAAGATGCACAGAATGAAAAGTCTGTAGCAGATATGTCCCGTGCTAAACAGCTCAAGTCTTTGTTTAGAATGTGTACTCCATATCTTGCCATGAAAAATATTTCTATGTTGGCAGTCAATCATACTTATCAAGAAATCGGTCTATTCCCTAAAGCAATTGTTTCTGGTGGAACTGGTATCTATTACTCAGCTGATAATATTTGGATTATCGGTCGGCGCCAGAATAAAAAGGGTATGGAAGTTACTGGTTATGATTTTGTTATCAATGTTGAGAAGTCTCGGTTTGTTAAAGAGAAATCAAAGATCCCGATTACAGTATCATGGGAAGGCGGAGTACAAGCATATTCAGGTTTGTTAGAAGTTGCAATGCAAGGTGAGTATGTACGGAAACCAGCAAACGGTTGGTATGAACCAATTAATCCAGCTACAGGTGAAGTGTTGGCTGGTAAGGCTCGTGAAGCACAGACCCTAGAAAAAGAGTTTTGGGATCCAGTATTTGAGCAAACCAACTTTAAAGAATTTATCAAAAAACAGTTTACAATTGGCCATAAAGCTGATATAGTATTAGAGGTCGAATAATGACTTCAGTAAAACATATATTTTATAAGGAAGGAGTGGACTATGAATTAGTCCCTCCTGCCGACGCCGATGATAATGAATCGGGTTGGCATTTAAGAATTTTAACAGGAGATTATGTAGAAACCGTATTGACTTTCGGAAATGTAACACTAGATGGTACAGATCCAGATGAAGATGATCCAAAAATGTCTTTTAACTTTGAAATTGTAACAACACCAAATCCCGACATTAGTACAGAAGATGAAGACTTGCAACACTATGCAGGTGATCTGTTGTTGTCTCTTATAGAACGATCAATACAAGAGAAAACTATGCAAGTTGAAGAGAAAGCAAAACCAGTCTCAAGGCGCTCATGAATATAGAACAAGTAATTTTAAGAAACATCTTGGTAAATGAACCTTTCATGCGGAAGGTTCTACCATTTATTAAATCAGAATATTTTGAAGGAGTTTATAATGGCTTGTTTAAACAGGTCGTAAATTATGTAAATACATATAACCGACTACCCAGTCTTGAATCCTTTAAAGTAGAAATTGATGATGGTAAGTTTTCTGATGAACAATACAGACACGCAGTAGAAATTCTACCAGAAATTTTTAAAGATGATAAGATTGATTATGAATGGTTAGTTGATAAGACCGAAAAGTGGTGTCAAGATCGTGCTGTGTATAATGCTATCATGGAAAGTATATCCATAATTGATGGCAAGCATAAAGAATTGACAAAGCAGGCATTACCAGAATTGCTTAGTGAAGCCTTATCAGTTACATTCGATGCAAATATCGGTCACGATTACTTTGATGATATGGTTAATCGTTACGAATCATATCATACCACTGAGTCACGTATGCCGTTTGACCTAGAGATGTTTAATAAGATTACCGATGGTGGTTTACCAAACAAGACTTTAAATATCTGTCTTGCTGGTACTGGAGTTGGTAAATCTTTGTTCATGTGTCACATGGGTGCGGCTGCTTTAACTCAAGGTAAAAATGTTCTTTATATTACTATGGAGATGTCCGAGGAGAAAATCTCGGAAAGAATAGATGCTAACTTGCTAAATATCCCTATAGATCAACTTGATACATTAAGTAAAGATCAGTTCACAGAACGTGTTAGGAAAGTACAAACATCTACAAACGGTAATCTCATTGTTAAAGAGTATCCAACGGGACAAGCCCATTCTTCGCATTTCCGTGGACTCTTAAATGAATTAAAACTAAAAAAGAAATTTAAACCAGATATTATCTTTATTGATTATCTAAATATCTGTGCTTCATCAAGAATGAAAGGCATGGGAGGATCTATTAATTCGTACACATACATTAAATCAATTGCTGAGGAATTACGTGGACTTGCAGTCGAGTTCAACGTACCGATCGTCTCTGCAACGCAAACGACTCGTACTGGTTATGGTAACTCAGATGTTGGGCTTGAAGACACGGCTGAGTCTTTTGGACTACCCGCTACCGCAGACTTAATGTTTGCATTGATTTCTACAGAAGAATTGGAAGCAGCCGGCCAATTAATGGTTAAACAATTAAAGAATAGATATAATGATCCTACTCAGAATAAAAGATTTATCATTGGAGTTGATAGATCAAAGATGAGATTGATGGATATAGATAATCCAACCGAGGGCGTCATGAACGACACGCCAGCATTTGATAATAGTAAACAGGGTCAGGATCAGAAAAAGTTTAAGGACTTTAAATTTTAGGAGATGAAATGTTACCTGATGAAATGGAAGCCGAAAAAAATAGAAAGATAATATTAGCGCAAGCACAGAAAATAGAGATACTTGAAAAGAATGTAGCTGATTTAACATTTCAGCTTTATGCAGCATATAAAAAGGTGAGAGATAATTATGAGAGCAGGAAAGGTCTGGGGTAGTACAGAACTTATAGAAGCAAATAATGCTTTGGAGTTTCATAGAATTGAATTTGAAACTGGTACATGTTCTAAGCATCTACACGAATTTAAATGGAACGGCTTCTATGTTGAATCTGGTATTATGATGATCAGAGTTTGGCAGAATGATTATGATTTAGTTGATGAAACTGTTTTACATGCTGGTGAATATACCAAAGTCAAACCAGGTGTTTATCACCAATTTGAAGGAATTGAGCCAGGTGTAGCTTTTGAGTTATATTGGGCAGAATTTAACCATAACGATATTATTAGAGAGACAGTAGGTCACGAATGATTAAAGCAAAGCTAATGGGTTACACTCAAGTACATGAGTCACCCGCATTAGGAAATATCCAAGAACTTGTAGCATTTTGCGCAAGAGTATCAAATCCCTCCAATCAAATTAATAGTGAGACAAGTGAAAAACTCATTAAGTATTTGATCAAACATAAGCATTGGTCTCCTCTTGAAATGGTTTCAGCAACCATGGAAGTTAAGTGTACACGAGATATTGCACGACAGCTTTTACGGCATCGGTCATTCTCTTTTCAGGAATTCAGTCAACGCTATGCTGATCCAGCAGATCAAGAGTCGCTATATGTATTGTCAGAAGCTAGGCTTCAAGATACAAAAAATAGACAAAACAGTATTGATTCAGATGATGAAGACTTGCAAGCTGCATGGAATTTACAACAACAAAATGTAATTGATCAAGCTAAAAAAGCATATGACTTTGCAATCTTTAATGGAATTGCCAAGGAGCAAGCACGTAAAGTGTTACCCGAAGGACTCACTATGTCTACATTATATGTAAACGGAACCCTTCGTTCGTGGATACACTATATAGAACTAAGGAGTGCAAACGGTACTCAGAAAGAACATATGGAATTAGCTAGGGCTTGCGGAGAAGCAATAGCAACTATATTTCCACTAGCAAAATCACTAACAGCAGGAGACTAAAAATGGGAAAAAAACTTTCAACTTACTATTCAGATTCCAGTGAAGATTATTGTGAAGTACATTTTGATTATAAAGAAGAATTTGCTTATATTCGATACTTTACTTCCGCCGGCATACGATATTTTGAAGAAAGTTTTCCTAACCATGCCTTGTGTTATGTTGAAGATGCTGCAGAGAACTGGGCTTTAGGCTATAAAGATTTATCACCTGAGCATGCTAAACAATACACATTAAAGTTTCCAGAGAGGGCATCAAATGGATGATGTTAGAATACAAATTCTACAAGAAGAAATTTGGCATTATGAGACACTTATTGAACCACATGATTGTGGTCACAAAACATGCACGCGTGCATGCGTTGACATTATTATTACTATTAGTTTTTTAAAATCCCGTATTGACAATCTTATGGGTAAAAAAGAATGGCCTTTTGTAAAATAATGCTTTACATATCTTTCCTAATGTTTTATAATGAGAATACAAAAGCAAAAAAGAAAAGATAGAGGCACTATTATGAAACTGAAGTATGTAGCAATAGTATTTACAAACATATGCGTAGCATCAGGTTTTGGTTACGTTGCGTATGAAGTACATAAGAGAATGAATATTGAAGCAGTTATGGCTACAGAAGCCGTACAAGTTAGGGCAGAAGAAATAGCTGCAGAGATACAATTTGAGCAAGAGCAATTGGCTGATAAAGCAATCCAATTAGAGTGTCTTGCTACAAATATATATTATGAAACAATGGCCGAATCACTAGCAGGTTCTATGGCCGTTACAGATGTTGTATTAAATAGAGTAGAACATCCAAAGT